GAACGTTCTTAACTTCTCTATCGATCTTTACCATATTAAGGGTATATCTACCCTCCTTGAGATGTTCCTGCTCCCACTGAAGATCCAGACCTCTTTTCTTCTTGTAAAGGTCCTGTAGATGTTGCATCATCTCCTCCATTTATAACCTCCTCATAGGTTATTCTTTTAATCTTGGGATTCATCATTTCTCCAAGATATTCCCATTTTATATCTTTTTTTCCTAGTTTGTCAACTATGGCATTTTCGATATCCAAGGGGCCGTCTAAGGAAGTTATAACAAAATCAGCATAATATTTATATGCATAAATTTGTACTCTGAATTGTTTAGGGTGCATTTTTTCTTTCTATTCTTAAAATAAGGCGGGATTGTGTCCCGCCTTAAATTTTTAAGTATTACGCACCTTCAACGCCAAAGATACCTCTGTAGTCAGAGACACCAAATCTGTATCTCTCTCTAGCTTTGTATCTAACGTTTCCAGTATCGAAATCACCTTCCATCGCTGTTCTGATAGGTGTTCTCTCGAAATACTTCATACCGTTTGGTACATCAGTGATTAGATAGAACGCATCTGGATCAGTTAAGAAATTGTTCACTCTGTATCCTTGAGGAACCATTCCCATAGAAACGATTGCGTTGATATCATTGTCAGCTGTTGAAGTTCTACCTTGAGATTTCATTAATCTCTCAGCGTTAAACTGATTCTCCGAAGGAACAATCATTTTAACTCCTCTTGCTGCAATTTTCAAACCTCTTTCATCTGTCAATTTAGCAATGTCAATAAGAGATTGCTCTAATGAAGTTTCATTAAGGTCCGCCTGTGTAGTCAACGTATTTGAAACAGTTCCCGCTATTGTTGGGTGGTTTGTTGCAAACAATGAAGAACCATCACCAGATGTGAAAGTTCCCACTGAAGGTAAACCATTTAATAATGGGTCAACTGCTTTTATTTGTTTAGTATTTGCCATGGATCTAGCTAATGCTTTTGTATATCTAGACGCAAGTCTGTCATACAAGTTATCCTCGATCGCTTCTTCAGTGATCGCGAATGCTAGTGCAATAGTTTCCATAGTGTATCTAGCTGTGTAAGTTTCTTGAGCATTGTCAAAAACTACGCCAGAACCTTCTGGTTTAACTGATGCATTTGCAAAACCAGATAACATAACTTCTTCTTCGAACGCTCTGTCTGAAGTTTCTGTTACATATATCTCAGCATGCTGATTCTCATAACGTTTATATTCCAAGCCGAACAGTGCGTTCAAACCTGGCTCTAGTTCTTTAACTAGTTGTCCTCTTGATATAGCCATAATTTAATCTCCTATTCCGCTATTATATGCCGTTATTTTTAGCATTGTATAAGTGCTCGTTGATCATAACAACAAAATTAACGTGACCACTTGCGTGAGTTAAGTTGCTGTTATCAATATCATTCGATACACCTGTTATTTTTAGTTGAGCCGTACCAGTAGTCGTACCACCTGCGATATCTATTTCAGATTTTGAAACAAAGTTCGCAGAGTCTCCAGCTGTCACTTCCATATTACAGTTTTGGAATATGTCTGACTGCGTGTGTGCAGTAGTTTTGTTAGACTGGATCTCGAATCTTTCGTACGGATCATCTGCTACGAACGCCGAAATATCAGCCGCATTTACTTGCGAGTAATGGTTTGCGAACGTAGGCTTACTTGTTGTTGGGTCAGTATAAAAGACACCATTGAGTGAACCTAACAAGAAAGCTTCAGAAGCTGCAGCTTGGTGAATTGTACCTGCTGCTGTCGCTGAAACCGCGTCTTGAAAGAAGATCGTAGTACTATCATTTGCTGTGATAGAATACTCACTTAAACCCTGGTTGTCTCTATTCTGTCCGATCTTACCAATTGGTCTTAGACCAAAGGCACTATCTTTATTTGCTCTAGCCATAGAGTCCTCCTATTATGATGCCGAAGCATCGGGTTAATTGTTCTTCGATGGTTTATGAATTCCTAATTAGGATTTCTTTGAGCCACCAAAAGTAACACGCGATTGCCTGTCGATATCGATAGGCATGCTTGGGTGCTCTTCCTTCATAAGATCGTTATCCATTGCTTCAACTTTTTCTTTATGCTGATTAGCATAATAGTCTTGTCGTTGTTGCGCGATCTCTTCTGGTACCCTAGCGAGCACTAGGCCGCCAACACCGATCACTCCCTTGTATTTGCCGTCCTCTACCATTGGGTAATCTGAATCTGGATATTCGTCAGATCTAACTAATTCATATCCTGATCTTATTCTTCCAGAAATATTTTTCGTATCCTGAAAACCAATGCTCTCGGCTCTTATCCATCTGTGCCTAAAACCTGTAGGCGCAGGGGGTGCATCTAATGCTGATGGTGGAGTCCAAACTTTTTTTCGAGTTTCCTTTTCTCGAGTCTGGCTCGCACGGGAAGTTTTTTTATCTGTACTCATATGCTTATACCTCCTTCGTGATATTTAATTGTTTCGCATATTCTTCAAGTGGCACACCTAATTTATTAGCGATAGCTACCTGCGATGGTGTGAGCCTCACAGTTTTGCGACCAGTTTTAGTACTTCGCTTCGCTGAAGCTACTGTTTGTACTGGAGCAGGTCGTGTATTTTCTCCTGTATCACTATCTTTAGCAAATTTATGCGGAAATTCAAGTCTTATTCTTTTATCTATTTCAGCATAGTATTCGTCACTTGATGGATCGTAACCCTCTTGTTCTGTCAGCTTTTTATGTAAATCAAACGCTGTGTAAGTCATAGCGTTATCCTGACCAAACCATGTGTTTTTTTCACTCCATGCTTCAGCTTTAGGATCTGGCTTGACTGGCGCTTGGCTCATTGGAGCTGCAGGTTCTAAAGGTTTCTTTTCCTTTTGTTGTTTTTCAAAAGCCTCTTGTGCAGTTTTTGCTTCTTCAAGTTTAGCTTTTTTATATCCAAATTCTGATATTTGAGCCAAAGCATCTGATTCTGCTTTTATATCATTTGCTTCTCTTGCTGTTATTAATTTAGCTTGAGCGGCTTCCATACCATTTGTTATACTCGCCTCTGTTACAGAAAGATAATCTGGTTGTAACTTAGAAAGTTTTGCATCACTAGATTTTTTATCTTTTAAAATTCTAGCTGCATAAGAAACTGCTTCATCTTTTTGACGTTCAGCTTCTCTCCACTTTTTAGTTAGTTTAGCTATTCTTTTCTGAACTGAGTCAGAGTATTGTTCTAATTCTTTATCGTCTTTCTTAGGTTCTACTTTTTCGCTTTCTGTTGTTTTTACCTCTGTTGAAGTTTCTTCAACAGGTCTGACAGTAGGCTCTTCTTTAGTTACTTCTTTTTCCTCTACAACTCCTGTTTCAGGAGTTTCAGGGACATCTACATCCATCGCTGGACCTGAAGTATCAAGATCTACTGTTTTCTTTTCTTCGTCTGGCATAGTATTCTCCTATCTATGATTAGTATTGATGAAGTATATCTTCGGGGTTATCTATAGTAGCTAACACTTCATCGTCATTCAGCAAACGTACTTCACCCCCGTCAATTTGAATTCTTGATCCTGCATAACGTGCAAAGATTACCCAATCACCTTTCTTGCACCAAGGACCTTCTGGAAATTTTTCTTTATCACCATAACAATCTGGACCCATTGCTAAGATAAGACCACATGTTGAACCTACTTGTTGTCTCTCTAAAGTATCTTGTCCAAGATATAAACCACCCTTAGTTTTTTCATTCATCTTAAATGGCAGAATTAACATTCTCCAACCAGTGGGTGCGGGTAATTTTGAAGCCTCTTTAGTTTTTAAACGTTCGTAACCGTCAACTTCTTCTTGACGTTTTTTCTCAGATTCTTCTTTGTATTTTTCAGCTAAAGCGTATTTAACTTTTGGTGTCGAGTTTGATGACTGTTCCTTTTTCATTTTTTTGCTCCTTTTCATTTAGCAGGTTAGAGATTTCCTGTAAAATTTTTAAACACGTATGTGCTTGTCCTAGCATATACTTATATTTTTCCATATTGTCAACCGTGCCAGACATCATACTCTCTCCAATATTCTGATATTCGTCTTTCAATATTTTCTGTAACTTACTTACGATTGTGAGTTCGTCTGATTGCATCTTTACCCTTTCTAAATATTGCAGCGACTTTTGATTTACCCATAACCTTGGCACGCTGTTCTCCAACAGTTAGGATTTGTATTTTTCTCGCAAACGGTTTAGATACTTTTTTAACTTTTGCAAC